CAAAGGTATCAAGGCTCTAGCTGATAAAGTAAAACAATACGAGATAAATCCTAATGTAATGTCAGCATTTGGTGCAGGAGTTATTAGTAAAAAACCATTTAAAAAAACACGTAAAGCTTACAAACTATTTATACAAAGAGATGGTAAACTTTACCCACTATTTGTAAACGCAGCCGATGAAGTTCCGATGGGTGAATTTCTAGAAGCAGACTTACCAAAGACTATGTTTACCGCACCTAATGGAAGAAACTATGTTCCTAGTAAAGGTGGGAAAAGAAGTAAGGGTGAAAAACGAAGAGGAACTGGTGTTGAAGTTCCAATACCAGATGAAAAAACCAGACAACTTTTAATTAAAGAAGGTTTTATAACTGAAAAAAAAGGCAGGGGTGGTGTAGGTTTTGGAAAAGTATTAGCGGTTGCAGCTAGACCAGGTTGGCACGCTAGTCAAGCTCCAGTTGCTACACACATTGGTGTTTTTAGAGATATGCCAGTTTCAAAAAAAGAAGTAAATAAACTTCTTGAAGCAGGTATTACTCCAGAAGCAATTGTTAAATATGAAAATAAATTTTACGTTAAGAGAAGAGAAGATGATCTTGTTTTTGCTGAAGTAGAAATGGCAGATGATGTAGACTATCAGAGCATGTTAAAGGCTGAAGGTAAAACAGACATAAACGATAGAGTGCCTAAAGGTGGAAGTTATAGGTATGAAGAAGGACAGGCAGACAGTGATAAGTGGGTTGTCGGTGGTGATATGCGTGTCAAAAGAACTTTATCTAGAGAAGAAACAAAAGCCATACAAAAAGAATTAGGTGTAAAAGATTTACCGTATAGGGATGAAGTAGAATCCATACTAGGAAGAAAATTTAATAAAGGCGGTTTAGCAGGAGATATCATGTACACAGGCGATGAAGATTACAAGGTTACATCTAGCTATGGTGAAGATGAAATGCAGATGAATAAAGGTGGTGCAGTTGATGGTCAAATGCAAATGGCTTTTATGAATGAGGGTGGAATAGCAGATGATGGTATGGATGTAGATCCAGTATCAGGAAACGAAGTACCACCTGGCTCTCTTGCAGAGGAAGTACGAGATGATATTCCTGCACAACTCTCTGAGGGTGAGTATGTCGTTCCTGCTGATGTTGTCAGATACTACGGTGTCAAGTTCTTTGAGGATCTACGAGACAGAGCTAAGATGGGTCTAGCTGAGATGGAAGCTAATGGACGCATAGGTGGAGAACCTGTACCTGAAGGTGGTCCTGTAAATGATCAGGAACTATCTGAGCAGGAGATGGCTGCTATCAGAGAAGTAATGAGTATGGCTGAAGGTGGCACTGTACAGAATCCTTACCTACAGCAACAACAAATGTATAGCCAACCTGCACCACAGGCTATAGGAAACACCATTGGATATTCAGGTGGTGGTCAGGTTCAAGGTTATCAACCAGGAGGACCAGTTTCAACTCCTGTCTCTTCTCAACCTGAAGCTCCCTCTTATGCACGAAATCCTTTTGATGCTAGTAAATTTGGTCTTGGATTTAGTTTTATGGGTGGTCAACAACAACAACCGCCAGTTGCAGATAATCCTAATGTCCCTGAAGTCCTGACTCTCTATGGTCCTAACGGAGAAATAAGAACATTTAATCTACCTCTCAGTGAAGCAGATGCTGCAGAAGTAGCTCGACTAAAAGAAATGGGATATTCAGAAACAAAGGCTGTAACAACTGCTCCTGTTACAGGAGGAGGTGATGGAGGTAGTTCAAGACCACCAGTAGAAACAGATCCTTATTCTTGGATGAAGGATTATGATTACAAAAATTTAGATACTCTAAAAAATCAAACTATTACTAATTTAACCAAAGATCCTGTTCCTGGGGCTAGAGGTCTACTACAAAATATTCAAACTGCTGCTGAGTCTGCAGGACACATTATTGTTCTTGCAAATAATGGAGCATCTAAAGAAGATGTAGACAGTATGGTTCAACAATACAAACAATTTATTAAAGATGCTAAATTAAATCTTGTACCAAAAGGTCTTTTGAATGGTGATAAATTTGCAAAAGATATTGCTGCAAAAAATAGAGATATAGCTTTATTTGAAAATTCTACTGATCCTTTTGGAAATCCAATATTTAAAGATGACAACGACTTTAACAAGTTTATGGAAAAAGTCGGACCTAGAGGTATGGAGTTTGATCCTACTGAGGAAAGAACGGTAGCAGCTTTAGGTGAAGGAGATACACCTACAACTGTTACAGGTGTCTACAAAAGAAAAAAACCTGTATCTGAAACATTAAAAGCTTCACCTAGACCAGTAGCTAGACCTTCTGCTTTAGTTAAAACGAGGACAGACTCAACAGGTAAAAAAGCAGGAGATGTAGGTTATGAGTCTGCTTTGAGAAAAAGACAAGCAGATAAACGTAAGAAATATCAAAAAACGCAAAGAGAAAAAATGAAAGCGTTTAAAAAACGTGAACAAAAAACTGGTGTAGGTGGGCGTAACATTGGCGGTAGAGCCGAAGGTGGACTAATGAATAAAAAGGGCGACAAGTAAACAATAACTATAAGGCTACCCAGGAATGGTTCCTGGCCCCAACATAAAGGAGAACTTTAAATGCCTGAATTAACTGAAATGGAGAAACCAAAGACTGCAGGTTTTGTAGATCGTGGATATAACCACTCTAGAAAACAAAAGCGTATGGAAGAAGAAGAGGCAGAGATTGCCCGACTAGAAGCAGAGGCTCGTGGTGAAGAAGTTACTGAGAGTGAATCCAGTGGCGAAGATACTGAGAACACCGAAGTACAAGCAACAGACGATTCCAAACAAGAAGAAACCAAAGAGGAAACCGAAGCACAGGAAGACGATAGTAGCCTGAGTGCTGAAGAAAAATCTTTTAAGAAACGTTACGGTGACTTGCGTAGACATATGCAAGACAAAGAGAAAGAGTGGAATGAAAAACTTGAAGCTCTAGAAACCAGAAGTAAACGTGAAGGTATTATTCCCCCTAAGTCTGATGAAGACATAGAGAAGTGGGCAGAACAGTATCCAGACGTTGCAGGTATTGTTGAAACCATAGCAGCTAAAAAAGCTAAAGAGATGTTCAGTAAAGCTGAATCACGTCTACAGGAATTAGATGAAGCTCACTCTGAAGCTCAAAGATTAAAATCAGAAAATATGATTCGTAAGTCTCATGAAGACTTTGACGAGTTAAGAGAATCAGATCAGTTTCACGACTGGGCAGACAGCCAACCTAAATGGGTTAAAGATGCACTCTATGAAAACATGGATGATCCTGCCTCAGTTGTTCGTGTAATAGATCTATATAAGATTGATAACGGTATGACCGTTGCAGCTAAAAAACAATCTAAGAAAGCTGCAGCATCTACTGTTGCAAAAGGAACTCGTGCTTCTATTGATGCAGAAGGCGCACAAGGCACTATCAAAGAGTCTGATGTAGCCAAGATGTCTGATAAGGAGTTTGAGGAAATGCAGGACAAAATAAACGAAGCGATGCGTAAAGGCAAGTTTGTTTACGATGTTTCGGGTTCTGCAAGATAATTAGTTGACATATTTAAAGTCATCTATATAACTACCAGTATCTGACTTGAAGCCTCCGAAAGGACTACCTTCAAAGATACTTTTCATAAAAAGTCTAAACTACAAAGAACTACCTGGACAAGTATAGGCCCAGTGGTATTTGGTAGCGCAACCTAATGCTAACTGCACCCTAGAAAACGTACAGCCTCTTTCAGATGTTTAAGCTTTCTTCATAAGCCAAATATCATGGAGGATTTAACAATGGCTTTTACAACCGCATCGGGTTACGGTAATTTACCTAACGGTAATTTTAGTTCCGTAATCTACTCCAAGAAAGTACAGCTTGCTTTCCGCAAAAGTACTGTCGTAGGAGACATAACTAACTCTGATTATTTTGGGGAAATTTCTGCCCAAGGTGATACAGTGAAAATTATCAAGGAGCCAGAAATTTCTGTGAGCGCCTATGCTAGGGGCACAACAGTTACAGCACAAGACCTTGATGACGAAGACTTCTCTCTAGTTGTCGATAAAGCAAACTACTACGCTTTTAAGATTGACGATATAGAAGAGGCGCATAGCCATGCGAATTTTATGCAGCTTGCAACTGATCGTGCTGCATATCGTTTGGCTGATCAGCATGACCAAGAAGTTCTTGGTTACTTATCTGGTTTTAAACAGTCTGCTCTACACACTGATGCTGACACAGTTAATGACCAAGTAAACGGAACTAAAGCTGTAACAACAGCAGGTTCTGACGAATTGTTGACATCAATGAAACTTCGTAAGGACTCATTTGGCAACATTACAACAAGCTCTGCAGGAGATCACTCAATTCCTGTAGCAGCACGTCTACCAGGTGCAACAGCACTGCCAACAGCAACCGTTTCTCCTGCGATGATTATATCACGTATGAAACGTTTGTTGGATCAACAACAAGTTGACTCACAAGGTAGATGGCTCGTAGTTGACCCTGTGTTCATGGAAATCTTAGCAGACGAGGACTCAAGGTTCTTAAATGCTGATTATGGTGAATCAGGTGCTCTACGTAACGGTCTAGTCTTAAACAACATGCATGGTTTCAGAATGTATGTATCTTCTAACCTTCCTGCAGTAGGGACAGGTTCAGGTACTACAGGCGATGCAAACCAAAATGCCAACTATGGTGTGATTGTTGCAGGACATGATTCTGCTGTAGCAACTGCAGAGCAGATCAGTAAGACTGAAACATATCGTGACCCTGACAGCTTTGCTGACATTGTTCGTGGTATGCATCTATACGGCAGGAAGATTCTTCGTCCAGAAGCAATCGTAACTGCTAAATACAACGCAGCGTAAGAAGGGAGATTGAACAATGGCTACTATTACAATGAGCACGAACTCAGCCTCTACTTCCAACAATGGCGGTACTGGCAACAAGCAGCTTCGTGGCAGCTTAGTTACTTTACAAAATGATATAGATCTTGCAGATGCTATATTACAAAACGGCGGTACTGCACTAGCAGCCAATGATATCATTGAGGCTATTGCTGTTCCTGCCAACACTTTGATCCTACACGCAGGTTTTGAAGTTGTAACTGCAATGGCAGGTACTACTACAGACTCTTCGATCCACGTAGGTATCACAGGAACAGACGTAGACATTTTTGCTACGGCATTTGACCTAGACGGTGCATCAGTAGGAGATCACACTCCTGCTATTACATCTTCAGGTGTATGTTCCAACTTACCAGTGTTTACTGCATCAGCAGACACTATTGACGTAGAGATTCATGCGTCAGGTGGAACTATCACTGGTGGTATTATACGTGTGTATGCTGTCTGTGTAATGATGGATGACATAACACAGTCCACATCTGCTAATGAAGTAGATCGTGATCTGCTAGGATAACTACTTTAAGGGGCAGGGCAACTTGCCCCTTTAACCTTATCTAAGGGATTTTTTTATGGCAACTTATATAACACTGGTTAATCAACTTCTAAGACGTTTAAATGAAGTTACACTAGATACTGCAGGTGAAGGGTTTACTACAGTACGTAATGTGCAAGCACTTGCCAAAGATGCTATTAATAACTCCATTAGAAATATAATACAAACAGGACAAGAGTTTCCTTTTCTTAAAACAACACAGACACAAACATTAGCAGCAGGAACAAGACAATACGATTTTCCGACTGATTATTCTAGTGCTGACTGGGAAACTTTTTACATTAAAAAATTAACATCTGTTGATAACACTCCAATGCATTTACCATCTATAGCTTATGATGAATATATTCAAAGATATAGACATTTTGATGATACAGGGGATCAAACAGGTATATCTGCACCTACACTTATTTATCAAACTAACGAAGAAAAGTTTGGAGCTACTCCCATTCCTGATAACACATATCAAATAGAATATGTGTATTACTTTTTTCCTGCAGATCTAGATGCTTTTAATGATATCTCTTCTATACCAGATAGGTTTAATCACGTAGTTATAGATGGTGCTATGATGTACATGATGAGATTTAGATCTAATGAACAGAGTGCTGCAATGCATCAACAAAATTTTGAAGATGGTATAAAAATGATGCGAAGAGTTCTTATAGATGAACAGTTAAGAGTAAGATCCACTGTGGTTGATAGAATTAACTCTTCTAATCAGGTGTTGGGTAGAGTACTGTAATGGCTGATAATCTAGCCTCGTTTAAAGTCTTCTGTCAAGGTGGGTTGAACACTAGTAGAGATGTGTTATCTCAAGGTGAAAATCAACCTGGGTCTGCTACTGCACTTATTAACTATGAACCTGCTGTTACTGGTGGTTATAGAAAAATAAGTGGATTTGCTAATAACTATGGTACAGTCACAGGAACAGGAAGTGTTTTAGGTGTTTGTGTAGCTAACGGTATTAACGATGGTATACTAGCTTGTCGTACACCCTCTAGTGGTAGTAACTACTTACACAAGTATATTAATAGTTCTACATCATGGGGGGAAATAACCTGTGATGTTATTGCAAATGATAGAGATGGTGTGTGTGCATCTCAAACACCAAGCGGTTCAGGTAACTTAACAATAAATGGTGCGTTAGCTTCTAGTGGTTCTGTAAACTTTACAACTGCTGCATCTGAACAACCTAGACAAGTTACATTTTTTGGAACAGGTGATGAGTCAGGTAAAACTTTTACAATTACAGGTACAGATTTTCTGGGTGCGGCACAAACAGAGGAAGTAACAGGTCCAAATAATACCACAGTAAGCAGCACAAAGTACTTTAATACAATTACACAAATAGCTGTAAGTGCAGGAACAGCAGCAGCTATTGAAGTAGGATCAGGAACAGGTTTATTTAGAACTAGTAATCCTACCATGTCAGGTGTAACCAAAGTAAGATTTACAAAGTATAATTTTGGAAGTCCAAAAGTAATTTTAACAGACGGTATAAATCCTGCAGCTATTTATGATGGTACAACGTACAGACAAATACTTGATAGTATAGCTCCTACAGATCCTAAATTTTCTGCAATATTTAAAAACCATTTATTTTTAGCAGGTGATCCTGCAGAAGATACTAATTTATATTTTAGCGCACCTCTAGCAGAAACAGATTTTAGTGCTGCTAACGGCTCTGGTGTAATAAATGTAGGTTTTCCTATAGTAGCAATAAAACCTTTTAGAGATGCTCTGTATATTTTTGGCAGTAACAACATTCGTAAACTCGTTGGAAATAACATAGCTAACTTTGTTTTAGAAACAGTTACTGATGACTTAGGATGCCTAGCTACAGATAGCGTTATAGAAATTGGTGGTGACTTACTATTCTTATCCCAAGATGGTCTACGTCCAGTTTCAGGTACAGATAAGATCGGTGACGTAAACCTAGAAACTGTGTCAAAAGATATTCAATCTATCTTTACAGATATTGTATTTGACATTGATCTTGATACACTCAATGCTGTAGTAATTAGACAAAAGACACAGTTTAGATATTTCTTTGGTGCAGCAGATTCGCAGGGCGTTATAGGTGGGTTTAGACAAACACCTAATGGATTGCAGTTTGAATATAGTCAGATGCTAGGTATTACAGCTACCTGTGCAGATAGTGGCTACATAGGTCAGAATGAGTTTGTGTTACATGGAGATAGTTCAGGTAAAGTACATAGACAAGAACAAGGTAATAGCTTTTCAGGCACAGAAATATTTAGTTTATTTCAAACACCTTTTTTTCATATGCAAGACCCAGAGCAACGTAAAGTTTTTTATAGTGTAGCTACATATATGCGATCTGAAGGAGATAATGAACTTGTTATGTCTGCAGTCTATGATTATGATGATGTGGATGTATTATCTCCCTCTAACTTTACATTAACAACTACAGGCGCTGCTGCGTATTATAATGAAGCTACGTACAATGCGACAGCAATATTTGATGGTAATCCATCCCCTGTACAAAGAACTAATATAGCAGGTTCAGGTAAATCAGCATCGTTTAGGTTTGTAACAAATGATACAAATGCATCACACAGTATCCAAGGTTTAGTGATTACATTTGGGGTAGGAGACAGGTTATAAAATGGCAGGTTATTCAAGACAATCAGCAGCAGACATTATTGCTAATGCGGTTATTAAAGCTGCACCAGTAAATGCAGAATATAACGCAATACGAGATGCGTTTGCTTTATCAGGTGGACACAAACATGATGGTAGTTCTACTGAAGGTGCATATGTACCTCTTATAGCTGACACTGATGCATTAAATAAAGTTGTAATAGATACATCTAATAATCGTATTGGTTTTTTCAGTGAGGTATCTTCTTCTGCAGTAGAACAAATAAGAATACAAGACGGTGCAATACTTCCTGTAACTGATAATGATATTGATCTTGGTGCTTCTGGAACAGAATTTAAAGATTTATTTATTGATGGCACAGCTACAATAGATACTCTTACTGTAGATGAAAGTGCTACTATTACCGCAAACTTAACAGTAAACGGAAACACTACTCTTGGTAATGCAGCTACAGATACAGTTACTCTTACTGCTGATGTTTCTTCTGCTATAACTCCTTCTGCTGATGATACACATGACCTTGGTGCTGTAGGTTCTGAGTGGCGTAACTTATATGTTGATGGACAAGCTTTAATAGACGATCTTGTAGCTGACACTGCAGACATAAATGGTGGTACAATTGACAATGCTGTTATTGGTGGTAACACCGCTGTTGCAGGTACTTTTACTGATCTTACAGCTACAGGAACAACTACAATAACTACTGCAGATATTAATGGTGGTGCAATTGATGGTGTAACTATTGGTGCTAACAGTGCAGGTGCAGGTACATTTACAACGGTTACAGCTTCAGGTGCGGTAGTTATTAATGGTGGTCTTACTATGGACACCGATAAATTTACTGTTGCAGATACAACTGGTAATACTTCTATAGGAGGAACACTAGGAGTTACTGGTGTAGTTACAGCTAATGCAGGTGTGGTAATTGATAATATTACTATTGATGGAACTGAAATTGATCTTAGCTCTGGAGATTTAACCGTAGATGTAGCAGGAGATATTATTTTAGACGCTGACGGTGGAGATTTTAAATTTCAAGACGGTGGTACAGAAATACTTAGAATTACTAACTCATCCAGTGATGTAGTTATCAGACCTGTTGTAGATGCTAAAGATATTATCTTTCAACAAAGAGATGGAACAGAAGTAGCTAGAATTGAGGACAATGGTACATTTAATGTTGTCACAGATAAACTAGCAATAAATGGAACTGCTGTTACTTCTACAGCAGCAGAAATAAATATTTTAGATGGAGATACTTCAGCCACATCAACATCTGTAGCAGATGCAGATCGTGTTGTACTAAATGATAATGGTACAATGGTACAAGTTGCTGTTACAGACCTTGCTGCATACTTTGACGATGAAATTACAGCAATGCCAAACCTTGTTAGCACAGGTGCTCTTGATTCTGGTTCTATTACATCTGGCTTTGGCACTATTGACACTGGCTCTAGTACAATTACCACTACAGGAGCTATTACAGGTGGTAGTCTTGTAATATCAGATGGTGGTAATATAGGTTCAGCTAGTGACACAGATGCAATATCAATTGCTTCTGGTGGTAATGTTACTATGAGTCAAAACTTAACAGTTACAGGAGATTTAACTGTTAGCGGTACAACTACTACGGTAAACAGCACTACAGTTACAATAGACGATCCTGTTTTTACTATTGGAGGTGATACAGCCCCTGGATCAGATGACAACAAAGATCGTGGTATAGAGTTTAGATACCATACAGGCTCTGCTGCTAAAGTAGGATTTTTTGGTTTTGACGATAGTACTGGTAAATTTACATTTATACCAGATGCAACAAATAGTAGTGAAGTTTTTTCAGGTACAGTAGGAACAATTGCAGCTAATATAGAAGGTGATCTTACAGGTACACTACAAACTGCTGCTCAAACAAATGTTACAAGTTTAGGAACGCTTACTGCTTTAACAGTAGATGATGTAGTTGTAGATGGTAAAGTTATTACCATGACAGGTTCCACAGATGATACAGCCACTTTAACTGTAGGGACAAATGGTACACTAGCTATTACTACCACAGACACTGCTGCTGCTGCAGCTAACATTACAATTACTGCTGACGGTACATTTGAAGCTGTAGGTACAACAGTAACATTAGATTCTGGTGGTGGTATTAATTTAGAAACAGATGCTTTATCTGTTGGTAATGGTGGAGACACAGATGTTGTTTTAACATTTAATGCTAACAGTAATGACGGTGTTATTACTTGGATGGAAGACGAGGATTACTTTAAGTTTTCTGACGATATTTTAATAGATGGCACAGAAAAAATTCAGTTTGGTGACACTGCATCTTTTATACATCAATCAGCAGATGGTACACTAACTATTGATGGTGAAGCTATTATTGATTTAAATGCATCTACTCGTGTGGATGTATCTGGAGATATTAAAGTAGGTGGAGAAGTACAAACTGCTAAGATAGCATTTACAGATGGTGATGATGCTATTACTATTGCTGATGGTGGTGGTATAACAGCTAATACAAGTTTAACTCTTGCTTCAGGCTCTACAGTTACATCTATTAAAGATGAAGATGACTTTACTTCAAATTCAGACACTGCGCTTGCAACACAACAATCTATAAGAGCTTATGTAAACACAGTGGCAGGTTCTGCTAACAATGTTACAGGTCTTAATGCTTCAGGTCCAGAGCTTAACGCAGTGGCAGATTTTAGTGCAGTGAGTGTTGACACAAGCACAGCTATAGCTAACAACGATGCTATACTAATGTTTGATAACGGTAATGAAATAGGTTATCGTGACGTAGATTTGCTTGATGATTATTTTGCAGCTACAACTAAAACTCTAACAAACAAAACTCTTACATCTCCTGTTGTAACTGGTTTAAAGTTAAACGATGCAGGTCTTACCATAGAGGGTTCTAGTGCTAATGATTTTGAAACTGTTTTAAATGTTACTGACCCTACTGCTGACAGAACTATTACATTTCCTGATGTTACAGGTACGGTAGTAACTACTGCTAACTTATCAGCTATTACAAGCACAGGAACTCTTACAAGTCTTACTGTAGATGACATTACTATTGATGGCTCAACTATTTCTGATAGTGGTGATCTTACCATAGATGTTGGTGGTGATATTATTTTAGATGCTGCAGGTGAAGAAGTAATTTTTAAAGACGGTTCTGCAAATATAGGTCACGTTAGTTTAGACTCTGATAATTTAACAATTAAATCGCTTGTTCAAGATAAAGACATAATTTTTCAAGGTGATGATGGTGGGTCAGGTATTACTGCACTTACCCTTGACATGTCAGACGCAGGTAGAGCTATATTTAATGACGTTGTTAAAGCAGAAAACTTTCATGCTGACTATCAAGCTTTATCAGGCACTACCCCAACTATAGATGCTGATACTGGGGGTGGTTTTAGTTTAACTGTATCTGGTTCTACTACTTTTACATTTAGTAGTGTCGAGTCTGGTAAAACAGTAGGATTTTATTTAGAAATTACAGGTAATGGTAGTGCAGTAGACTATGAGTCAAACCAAACTGTTAAGTTTGCAGGAGGAACTGCACCAGACGCACCTGCAAATGGTGAGACTGATATACTAGTATTTGTTACAAGAGATGGCGGTACTAATTGGTATGGTGCATTAGCTATTGACGCAGCAGCCTAAATTGATAAATTAAAATAAACATAAGGAGAAATCAAATGGTAGAGAAAAAAACAAAAACCATTACGATAAACGATAAAGACTACACTGAAGATCAACTAACAGATCAACAAAAGGTAATCATTAATCACCTTACTGATCTAGACAGAAAAATAGCATCAACACAATTTAATCTTGATCAACTTACTGTAGGTAAAACTGCGTTTATGAATATGTTAAATGAGTCACTTGAAGAAAAGTCAGATTCTACTGAGGAATAATTAATGGCTGATGTAAAAAATTTATTATTGGCAACAGCAGGTGCGGCAGGTGGTGCGCCCCTTGATGTAGATGAAGTGTTTAGCACTGATTTATGGACTGGTGATGCAACTAACACAACAACAATCACTAATGGAATTGATCTTGTAAATGAAGGTGGTCTTGTTTGGTTTAAAGCTAGAGATTCGGCTGTTGCCCATGCTCTTTTTGATACTGCACGAGGCGATGACACAGACTTACAAAGTAATAGCACTGCTGCTAATGGCAGTTTGCAAATGGACGTTTTAAATGGTAATGGTGGTTTTACAACATTTAAAGACAACGGTTTTGGTGTTAGAACTTCTAGTGGTGGTATAAATGGTAATGGAACAGATTTAGTCGCATGGACATTCCGTAAAGCCCCTAAGTTTTTTGATGTTATTACATACTCAGGAAATTCAACAGCAGGTAGAACGATAAGCCATAATCTAGGGTGTGCAGTAGGCTCAGTTTGGGTAAAGAGAACATCTCATACTAACAACTGGATATGTTGGCACAACAGTCTTGCAAATACTAAATATATACAGCTAAATAGCAACAGCGAAGCTTTTGATGATAGTGGTATATTTTGGAATAGCACCACCCCATCTTCAACAACAGTTACACTTGGGGCTGACAGTGGCGTAAATGCTACTGGTTCTACTTATGTAATGTATGTTTTTGCACACAACAATAATGACGGTGGGTTTGGCCCTGACAGTGACCAAGATATAATAAAGTGTGGAAGTTATACTGGTGATGGACAGCAAGAAGGGCCAAATATTAATTTAGGTTTTGAGCCTCAATGGTTGCTTTTTAAATGCAGTTCTCATGGTGAAGATTGGTACATTGTAGATAACATGAGGGGATGGACATTAGATGGAAAAGCGGATTATTTAAGACCTAGATTAACTAGTACTGAATCTGAGTTTGATGGTAGCTCATCAGGTGTTAGGCTGAACTCAACAGGCTTCCAAATGTCTAACAATTCTAATGACAATAACGGAAATGGCAAAGAATATCTTTACATAGCAATTAGACGTGGCCCACTTGCTGTGCCAGAAAATGCTAGTGATGTGTTTGCTATAGACTTTGATGATGGAGCTACTGCACCTGCTTATGTATCAGGTTTTGTTACGGACATGGGTATACAGACTAGCACATCAGGATATAACAAACGTGCATCTACTAGGCTTACAACTGGTAAATATGTAGAGCTAGATGGCGCAGGGGTAGAGGAATCTTCTACTAGTAATTACACTTGGGATTTTATGAATGGTTGGAATAATCAGTCGATAAATACAACGTTTTTTTCATGGATGTGGAAACGTGCACCTGGCTATTTTGATGTTGTAGGTTATAAAGGTGATGATCAAGCAAATCGTACTGTAAATCATAACTTGAGTGTTACACCAGAGATGCTATGGATAAGATGTCGTAGTGATGGTCAATCAACGATTGTAGATCATAAAAATCTTAGTGCAAATAAAGAAATTTATCTAAATGCTACAACACCAGAAACTACATCTGATACATTTGGAACTCACACAGCTACTCAAATAAAATTTGTAGATGGAACAGAACCAAAAACAAATAGTAATAACCAAACATACATAGCCTATCTTTTTGCTACACTTGCAGGTGTATCGAAGGTGGGAAGCTATACTGGGAACGGAACAAATCAAAACATTGAATGTGGTTTCTCATCGGGAGCTAAGTTTGTTTTAACTAAAAATATTGATAATTCAGTTGGCAACTGGAGCGTATGGGATACTGCTAGAGGTCTAACTGCTTCACCAAACTCTTATTGGATTCGTTTAAATGGCACAAATGCACATAACAATTCTTATGATTGGTTAGAGCCTTATTCTGGTGGTTTTAAAGTGCTCTATGGGGGTAATGATAATAGCCCAAATAATAATGGTGAAAAGTATATCTTCTACGCAGTAGCAGCATAAATAAAACTCATAAGAAAGGATCAACCAAATGGGTGAATTTAGAAACAGAACAACTGGTGCATTGATGATGTCAAAAGAAGAGGTACAAGCCACTACACCTAACATGAGAGCACCAAAAGTTTGGAATGATAAAACATTAGATAGTTTTAATGTTGATCCTGTATTTGAAACACCTAAACCTACATCTGGTATTGGTAAATATCAACAAGTTGTTCGAGATGGTGTAGAGCAAGATGCAAAAGATAACTGGGTTCAGGCTTGGAAAATAGTAGATATGTTTGTGGATACTACTGATAAAGATGGCAAGAAAACTACCAAGGCAGAGCATGAAGCTGCGTATCAAATAGGATTAGACAACAATGCAGCAGAAGGTAACCGTAGTCAACGTAACAGACTTTTAGCTGAAACAGATTGGTGGGCTGTATCAGATCGTACTATGTCATCTGAACAAACTGCATATCGTAAAGCACTACGAGACTTACCAACACATTCTAACTGGCCTCATTTAGAAGATAATGACTGGCCTAAAAAACCGTAGGTAATTTAATATGGCTGACATTAAATTAACATCAGAAGAAGTAGAGGGTATGTTAGATCGTGCAGCTAGACGTGGGGCTAAAGAAGCACTGCGTTCTATTGGGTTACTCGATGATGACGCACAAAAAGACATTACAGAAATGAGAAGTTTACTAGAAGCGTGGAGAGATACTCGTAGATCTATCTGGTCAACTGTAGTTAAATTAGCCACTGTCGCACTGCTAACATTTATTGCAGGTGCAGTGTGGATGACAATGGGTAAATAAGGAATAAGATATGGCTACTAATAAAGATTTAGTTAAAGTTGAGAAGGGTGATGAAGTTAAAATCGTTAAAAGCGGTGATAAGGTCTATTTAGAAACGGCTGACGGAGATAGGTTAAGTAATAAAACAGTTCTTGGTTCTACTGGTAAAAAAAATTCAAGACAATATGTTTTTAAAAATGAAGAAGACGCTAGATTTTATCTAGATATAAAAGGTTTTTACCCAGAGGGTGAAAAACCAGAACAAACAACACCTACACCTACACCTACACCTACACCTACACCTACGCCTACGCCTACACCTACACCTACGCCTACACCTATACCTATACCTACACCTACACCTACACCTACACCTATATCTACACCTACACCTACACCTGAAAAGCCAGAGCTTCCTAAACCTGCAGATCCAACACAACCTGGGCCAACAGGACCACAAGTAGGTGAAGATTTTGTTCCTACTGTTCCTGCAGCAGATGTATTGGAGTTAGAGGCTGATGAAGTAGCCCCTATTAATCCTTCTGTTCCACAGACTGTTGTTCAAGATGTACCCCCTGTAACATATCAGCCAGATCCTGTAAGTGTTGCACCTACACCTACAACTCCTGGTTCAGGAACTCAAATTCCTTCAACAGGAACATTCTCTGCACCAACACAGACTGCAGGTCTTTCTGCTGTACCCTCACAGGTAAGCTATAAAACACACTATGCAGGTACAGCAGGTGCTGTTCCTCAAACACTTATTACTACTGCTCCAGGATCAGGAGAACAATATACTTTAGGATATAGAACAGTCTACTACGTAAATAATTTAGGGCAACGTATCCCTATTACTGAGTTTAACGGTAGACCTACTACTTACGTACCACCAGGTTTTTTTAAAGAGGGTACAAACCCACAACAAACAACACCTACACCTACACCTACACCTACACCTACACCTACACCTACACCTACGCCTACGCCTACACCTACACCTACACCTACGCCTACACCTACACCTACACCTACACCTACACCTGAATCGCAAGGTGATCCCAACGTGCAAGTACAATTACCAAGTACTCCTGTGCAAATGTTTGAAGGTGGAGATGTAACACTAGCTAGAAAATTTTTAGGGTTTGATGGTCCTCCTCAACAACTTGATAATTTCTTACAAGCTAGTCCTGCTGCTGCTGCACGTATGGGTAAATACAGACAAGCTATGACAGATATGGGTAAAATGCGTATGGGTGCTTCACAGGGTACGTTGGCTGACGGATCAAGCGGTGAACCACCTGTTGATCCAATGGCTCAGATGAGTACTAATTTAGTTAGTCAAACAATGCAGCCAATGCAAGCCCCTACAAGTATGATAATGCCTACTGCAGGTGAGTTCATTCCAGTAGATGCAGGTCAGACTACACCTATTGCTCCTATGGCTGATGCTGCTACTGTCGATACAGTACAATTAGCAGAGATGCCTACTAACGTAGGGGCAGTGACTGCTGACGCTACTGCTGTAGCTCCCGAAGTACAGGCAGAAACAGATAAGCTTGAAGCAGCCCAAGGTGAAGTCTCAAATATAATAGAAGCTGCCCAACAGGAAACAAGTTCTGTTTCAGGATTAGAGGCTGCAAAAGGAGAGGCTATAAAAGTAGATGGGCCTCAGCCTAGAAAATTAGAAACAGACCCTGTGACAGGTGAAAGTGAGCTTGTTTCTGGTGCTGCTAACGCTGAAACTGCTGCTGCATTTACTGAAGCAATACAAGCGGCAGAAGCTACACCCTCTAAACAGGCTACGGTTGCAGGTCAACTAGAAGGACTCATGAACCAGTTTGAGGGAGGTAACACACCCCCTTGGGCTGCAGGGTCTATGCGTACTGCGATGGCTACACTGGCTTCTCGTGGACTAGGTGCATCTAGTTTAGCAGGACAAGCTGTTATACAGGCTGCTATGGAGTCTGCACTACCTATAGCTCAAATGGATGCCTCTACACAGGCACAGTTTGAAGCACAAAACTTATCTAACAGACAGCAACGTGCAATGCTTGCTGCTCAACAACGTGCTACGTTTATAGGTCAGGAGTTTGATCAGGCATTTCAGGCTCGTGTAATTAACGCATCTAAGATTTCTGATATAGCTAACATGAACTTTACTGCTGAACAGCAGATAGCTCTAGAAGATTCTCGTGCAGCAAACACTATGGAGTTAGCTAACCTATCTAACAAACAAGCTATGGTAATGGCAGAGGCTGCTGCGTTGTCACAACTTGATATGGCTAACCTATCAAACAGACAGCAGACTGCTGTGCAAAATGCAGCTAACTTTTTGCAGATGGACATGGCTAACTTGTCCAACCAACAGCAGACAGAAATGTTTAAGTCTCAACAAAACATTCAAGCTTTGTTTACTGATGCTGCTGCAGAAAATGCTTTTGCTCAATTTAACGCAGCAAATGAGAATCAAGTAAATCAATTCTTTGCAAGTCTGTCTAGTCAGACATCACAGTTTAACGCTACACAGCAGAACGCTATGGATCAGTTCAACGCAAACAGTGTTAACTCTTTACGTGAGTTTAACTCTGGGTTACAACAACAGCGTGATTTATTTAACGCACAGAACGGTCTTGTAATAGCACAGGCTAATGCTCAGTGGAGACAGAATGTAGCAACCATCAATAACGCTACTCAGAATGAAAGCAACATGGCTTTTGCTCAGACTATAAATGCTTTAACAGCTACTAACCTTGATGCAGTATGGCAGAGAGAAAGAGATATATTGTCGATGGCTTTCCAAGTGTCAGAGGGTAATGCTGAAAGAGCTAACAGTATCATACTTCAGAAGATGGCTGCAGATAATAATATAGATGTTGCAGAGCTACAGGCTAAGATAGGTGCTGCTCAATCAAAAGGTAATTTTATTGCTGAAATGTTTAAGAAAATTATACCTTTACCAATTTAAACTAGGGATACGACATGTTAACACCTGAACAAGATAGAAGAAGAAAAAGAAGATTGGCTGAACAGTATAATCCTGAGTTAAGTTTAGGAGAACCTGGTGAAAAGCGAAAATCAAAAGGAGGTCTTGCAGAAAGAATTACAATCGCTAGTACTGAAGAAGTTAAAGAAGGTGTAAGGAGAATGCAAAATGATCCTAAAAAAACATCATCAAACAGTGGATCTGATGATAACCTTGCTTTTGCAGGGGGATGGGGTGAAATACTAGCAGAAGTTTTTTCTAGTGAAAATGAATCTCCTGAGTTAAAGGAAAAAAAAACTAGTTTAAATATAGGATCTATGCAAAGCTCTCTTTCTCCTAAAAAAAAAGAGTTAAAAAAGTCGGATAATGTAATTGATTTTATTATAGAATATGAGGGCTTTAGTTCAACTGCTTACGATGATGTTAAACAAACATCCATAGGTTATGGAACAAAAGCTACCAGTAAAAATCAAACAATAACTGAAGCTGAAGCAAGAAAATTATTAGAAAGAGATGTAGAAATTGCACGTAAAGCTGTTTTAAAAATAAAAGACAAAGCAGGTTACGACTGGGATGAAAATAAAGTAGATGCCCTTACTAGTTTTACTTATAACACAGGGGAAGGTAATCTCAAAAAGTTAACAAAGAATGGCACAAGAAGTAACGAAGAAATTGCTGCTATGCTACCAGAATACAAAAAAGCAGGTGGTAAGGTTGTTGATGGTCTTATAAAAAGAAGAGCAGCAGAACTTAAATTATTTAACGAAGGATATACTTAATGACAGAGGCGGCACTTAGAGCAGCGATACCAGGGCAGTCTTTAACGGACACACCTAAGAACTATCCTTGGGAAAGACCTGCAGAAATAGCAGACCCTAACGATGCTGTAAAATACCACATAGATAGGGTTTCAGAAGAGGACGTTATAGACAACGTGTTGGATGCTCTTGAGTTTGGAGTCCCTGCTAAAACACTTTCTGAGGCAATGATGACAGGGGCAGTGGCTTCAGGTATCCACACCATAGATGTAAGTCTCATTGTTGAGCCTATTGTCAGAGACTTTATTATGAAAGCTGCTGACATGGCAGGTGTCGAATATAAAGAAATGTTTGAGCCTGATAAACCAAGTATGGCTGAACGTGCTTCTATGTTTGCTGATGCAGTTGAGGCAACACCTGAAGCAGAGATGGACAAGGGTTACGAGATTTTAAAAGAAGCTTCTGAGTCTATGCAGGAAGAACCAGTAGAAGAAACAACAGAAGAAAAACCTAAAGGTTTGATGGCGAGGTAGTATAGATGGTAACAGGATCAGTAATGGCAGGTGCTTTCTTTGGTAATCTAGCGGATACCATGAAAGAAAACAGAGAGTACCTAAAAGCAAAACAGGGTATGCTTCAAGACTATATGTTGAAAGCAGGTTTTCAAGAAAGAGCTAAACTAAAAGAAGCTAGAGCAGAAAGAGCAAAGCTTTTAAATCAAGCAACAGATCTTGGTCTTACTGAGGAAGCTTCAGCAATATTATATTCTACTGGTCAACTGCAGAGCACTGTCTCTTATTTGAAAAAGATAGAAGAGTCTGAAGATCCCGATAAAAAGATAAACAGAGCAGGTCTAACAAGATTTAGTGAAGCTCTTGTAGAAAGTGTACCTGAAGAAAAACTAGGTGCAGCTATGAAATACGCTTTTAGTTTAGGAGCAGCAGAAGACCCTAGCTCTGATAAACTAGTAGAAGCTATACATGCTACATCACTTGATGAATATGATGAAGCTATATCTGAGTTTATGAAAACACCTCAGACTACTAGTGCAGTAGCTCCAAACATAAGTGTTTTTGATATTAACAAAAGAGGTTTGGTTGATTTAGATCTAACAGATATAGGTTCAGCTAGAAAGAATATGGAAAGACAACTTGCTGCTCAACTAGGAGGCCAATATAACGCTGTAGAAGACACAGTTACATTTACAAACCCACAAGCAGCAGATAGAATTATTGATAGGGCTGAAACTAGATACATCGAACAAGTAACTGATCCACTAAGATCAAGAAGTCCTAATGTTGTTATAGATGAAATAGTTAATAAAGTAATATCTCTTGTTGGCACTCAGGGTTTACAACTAAGCGATATAGCAGCCGTAGATTATTTTAATACTATGCCAACACCAAGAGTAACAAACCCAGAGGACACAGTTCCTACTTCTGCTGACGAAGATATTATTGAAGAAGAGTATAATCAGTGATGAGCACTTACGTACAAAAAGCACCTGACTCTAGTTTTATTGATCTCGTTGAGGATGACAATTTCAAAAGAGACTTGGTTAGTTTTTTTAGTGGTGGTAGATACAAATATACTAAAGACCAAATGAAAGAAATGGGTTTTGAAAATCTTACTAAAGATTTCATAGAACACATGAGAGCACAATCAGTCAACGAAGTTACTGCCACAAAAGATCTAAACTATGTTCGCAACAAAGATTTCAGCTACAAAGGTAAACAAGCTTTTGGTAGACTGACCCAAGCGTGGGATAATTCTAAAGACGCAGGTACAGGTTTCTTTGACGGTCTGGGAGACTTTGCAGAAGGTGTAATTACAGCACCATCTACTTACTTGGGGTTTGCTAGTTTTGGTCTTGGAAAGGTTGGAGCTAAAGTAGCATCTAAAGGTGTTCAGTTAGCTGTTAGAGCAGGTCTGAAAGAAACTCTAAAAAAGAATGTAGTTAAGTCTTCTATTGCAAGGCAGTCTGTAAAAGATGCAGGTACAGGTGCAGTAACTGGTGCTCTTGTGTCTGGGTTTCAGGGTAAACAACAAGGTGAAACTAGAGAGGAGCTTGGGGTAGGTCCAGAATACACAGCAAAAGATTTAATCTTTGATTCTACTGTAGGTGCCGTAGCCGAAGGAACTTTTGGTGCAGCCACAGGTTACATCTCTGGTTTTGTAGGTAGAGGTAGAGCTAAAAAAGTAGAAGATGTAATGTTACAAAGAAACACTACATTTAAAAAGCAAGCAGAAGAGGCTGCTAAAAAATCTCTTGGAACTATAAAAGCTGCCTCAGATGCTGAAAAGAAACAAGCTATGAATATCGTAGCTGATGTAGAGGATATACTATCTGCTCGTGCAGGAGTAAAAGGTGCTAAGATAAAGGCAAGGTTAGACCCTGAACGTGTAGCCAAGGGTAGAGCTATCCTCAACGCAATGTCAGATCCAAAAGCAAACCCAGAGTTTAGCTCTGGTCTTTCAGTACAAACAATGAGAGGTATTGCTGCTGCTAGTGTAGACCTCATGAGAGAGTTGAAGCTAGATACAAAGGGTGGTGACATCAGGATCACTGAGGCTATAGCAAACAAGCTGAGAGATGGAGAAGCCCAAGAAGTATTTACGATACTCAAGAATGTAAAAGATAAGTATGGTCTTTCCAAAGATGAGTTCTCTATGATCTACTTATCTGAGGTATCAAGAGCAGGTCAAACTCTAGGGTTTCAGAGTGCTATAAAACGTGGTGCTAAGATAGATGTGGACAAAGCATCTGATATAGATGTTCTGTTTTCTAAAGGTGCTTCATCTATCAGCAGTCAAGATGCACAGGAAATATCTGCAGCAGCAGTTAGAAACTCTAAAGGAACTGGTTACAAGTTCTTGCAAGATTTAGACACCATGAGAATATCTTTCATGACTTCTCAACCTGCTACTACAATGCGTAACTTGACTAACGTAGGTATCCTTATTGGAACAGATATGGTAGACCAAGTTAACAAAGCTATCTACAAAGGAATCACTGGTGACGCATCTCAAATAAAAACTTTTATACCTAACATGACATCAGTTATCAGAGGTCTTTCTTTTAACAACACAGAAGCTAAATTGCTACGTCAAATTATGTTAGAGGAAATGCCAGAGCAATCCATGCGCTTGTACAATCAAGCCATGAGGATTGAAGTTGGTATGGAAAGCAATGGCTTTCTGGCAAACCTAGGTAGATTTGTGAACATGGCTAACACCCTTTCTGACTCTGTTTTTAAAGAGGGTATATTTTACGGAAATTTAGATAGACAGTTCAGAGACAAGGGTATGTCAATGTCTGACTGGTTAAGGACTAACACTAAGTTAGAAGACCTACCAGAAGGAATAGATCTAAACCTTGCTGTTGATGAAGCAAACAGACTTACTATGCAGAGAGACTTTAGAGGTTCTGATTCTGTACTAGCAAGCACAACAAGAGGGTTAGTAAATTTAAATAGAAAGGCTCCTTTTTTAATATCAGCAGGTATGGGTATTCCATTTCCAAGATACTTAGGTAATCACTTACAGATGGTGTCTGACTATGCTCCTATAGTTGGTGAAATACTACACCGTTCTAAACTTACACATGGTCCAGGAGATACTCCCAGTGTAAGGAGTATAATAGATCCTAGAACATGGGATGCAACTAGATCTGCTAGGCAAACCACTGGGGCCATGATGTTGTTTGCAGGATATCAGATAGCTAAAGATAGAGATGGTGAAGTTGATTATGGATCTATAAAGAATGAGCTAGGAGCACAAGAGGATCTCAAACCCTTATTGGGTGCTGCTATGTTTCATATGTATCTAGGTGATCAAGCCTGGAGATATGAGAATGGTCTTCCTACTTCTTTTGAAGATTTAGAAAAATTAAAGAAAGATGCTCAAGATGTCTTTGGTGGCATACCAGAATTTTCTTTTGATCTTGGTATCCCTATAGATATAATGTCAGCCGTTGCAAAAGGAAAAATCACACCAGATTTAGAAAAAAGATTTGGAGATTTCTTAGCTACATTTACGATGCCAGGTGCTATAGCTAGAGACTTGATAGGACAGGCAGACTATGATCAAGCAGGTAATCCTTACACCAGAGAACTAGCACTTACAGATGATGTTAAACTAGACTACAGTGGCGCTGAGATGACTAACAGAGCACTGAGGATGCTACCTGATGTAAGATCAGTGCAATACCTACAGTCTTTTAATGATGAGACAGACATTGCTTACTATGACTTTGACAACCCTGTAGCTAGAGGTAAAGTAAATCCTGCCCTAAAACAGATTACTGGTAGGACAGCAGAGCCACCGTTGACATCACTACAAAAAGAAATGTCTAGGTACAATCTAAAGAACTGGCAGATATATGGAAGCACTGCAACAAAGAGTGCTAACGTTGATCTTGTCTTGAGAGAAAGACTAGCTAAGACAATGTACAAAGACTTTGAGAACTGGAAGTCTAAAGCACCTGCTTCAAAGAAGTATGGAGAGATGACTTACGATGAGATTGTAGCCAGTGATAGTATCTCTAACTTGGACAAGGCCAATCTTCTTGAGGGTTGGATTAGAAAGAAAATAAGAAAAGAGAAAGAACAAGTTGAGGCTTTGTTTGATTCTTTTGTAGCTGAGAGTCCAGTAAAAGCTAGAGGTTACATCAGAAACAACTACATAATTTATTCTAAGGGTAAAGAGGGCAAACAAAATCTAGACACTGCTGCACAAACCCTTGGGTTTAAAACAGCAGATGAGTACTTGTCTGAGTCTGAAACTATATCAGATGAACTAACAAGAAGAATGAAACTTCTAGCCATAGTTCCAAACATACGAGAGAACGAACCTTATGAGTAAAAAGAAACCCCCAGAAATTAACTGGGGGTTATATAGTTTGTTATTTCTTTTTAGTGTTCTTGTAGTTTATCATTTTGTCTGAGTACGAGAACGCTTCTTCTATTATCTCCTCAGACCTGACATACTTACCAGAGGCAAGGAGTCCTGACAAGGCATGACCTGCAAAAAAATCGTCAGTCTCCACCTTTATCTGAGTGGTGTCTTTCTTTGACACAAACTCTTGGGCTTCCTGCTCAAGGGTTTTTTTATTATCTTTGTTAGTCATTTATGTTTTTCTTTTAACGACTCTAACATCCTGGCAAGATACCACTGTGCTTTCTCCATATCTTCTACAGGATTAGTTTTATATCTGTAACGATGTTGATACTTAATCATATTCCCATGACAATAATCTATAAAACCATCAAGACCAAGCACCTGCTTTATGTAGTCAATACATTCTATTCCATCCTCTGCATGATTGTAATGAAAAGGTCTATCGACTGGGTTAAATTTAGAACTCATTTCTTTCCTTCCTGCTAAGTCTATTATGTCTGATATAGTATACTTGTTGCACTCTCCACAGTGACCATCATCATCTAAAAGAAAGCCGCAATTTTTACACTTCATATTCTATCCTAGCTTATAGCAACAGAGTGTGTACTGTGTTCTACCACGTAGTCTAAAGGAAGTATAGTAATTAAATCGCCTCTACCTGGTCTGGTTAATAATCCAAACTCACCTTTAAAATATTCAGTACATCTTTTTCTAAGATCATGTATAATGTTGGATGGGTCTAACAGATAAAAAAAGTCTTTTGCTCTTACTGCAACAAACCTATCTATACCGTTAGGAACTCCCCATCCCTTAGTCGGTTTCCAATCAGGAGGACGCTTGACTGTGCGTAATTCCCACCAGATTGTGTAATCTACTGGCCCTCTTCTCTCAAATCGTTTAGCTGCTTTAACATCAACCTTACCAAACTCTTTGTCTAAAACATCCCAGTGTTCAAAGATGTCTTCATCCCTTGTAGCAGATCTAACAAAGTTATTTCCACGTAACTTTATAAACTCTTTCTCTGCTGCTGTTCCCTCTCTAATAGAGGAAGCATTTCTTTTTCCCATTGGCTATGCCCCTATATCTACCACCTCGCAGACATCACCAGTGCAAGCAAATGTTTGACTCGAACTAGTAGTATCTTCTTTTTCATACTCGCTGAGTCTAGACCAGTCAATACTTTTTGGCATAGTGGATAGAATATTTTTATATTCTTCTTTATCTATCTCCTGATACGGAGCTTGTTGATAAGTGTGTTCGTTGTAAGGTAGGAAAGACACACCAGACATTTCATCGAAGTGTTCATACACAAATGTTCCAACCTCAAACCACTCATCCTTCTTGACGTTGATAGTCACAGATGGTTTGTGCTCACACCAATTTCTCTGATACATCAACCACATATTAAGTTGATCAACAGCAGATAGATCAGATGTAACCACAGCTTTGTTAGGAGCTTTTATAGGAAAAGAGAACACTGTTGTTTGATCTGGTTTAAACACATCAGGCTCACTAGGAATACCCTGATCCTTCATGAAGGTGGTAAGAGGATCTTTGTTATCTCCTCTAACGGTTCTAACGTAATAAGGTGAATGACGTGCATGGATTCCAGAGGCAGAGTCAACCAACTGTGAGACTGTTCCTGATGGTTTGACACAAGTGATAGCTGCTGACTGTGGAATACCAAGACGATCAGCCCACTCAGCGTTAGTAACAACAGCAACGTTACGTAGGTTTTCAAGTGTTTTATC